ACTTAATGTGTAAACGTCCTTGTTCTGCCCATTTGATTTGGTCAGAGTTAGACGGCATCTCTGCTCCTACCATACGTAAGAAAGATGCGATTGTTCTATTACCATAACGCTCAAATTCTTTCTCGTATGTATCAGGAAGATACTGATTCAAGAAGTTGAAGTTGGTAATGTAGTTTGTCTGTAACGCCACCTGCTCAGCACTTGGCTGCAATTGGTAGGTGGGGTTATTCAATAAAGCACTTGCCATTTTTTTTAAATTTTAATTGTTTTAAACTCTTTTTATACTGCGGATTTTCAGGTTTCTACCTGAATCAGGGTTTACCGCTTTCACCTGCATTCCTCCTGATGTAGTGCCAACTTCGGGTGCTTTACGCTCTGACATATTGATGTTCTTGATTTTACGAGTAACATCATCAGTTGCATCAGCCATACCTTGTTCGTAAAAATACTTAGCGAACTTGTCAGGATTCATTGCTATTGACAAAGACCTATGATAACCTGCTGCGTCTTTCATCAAACCTTGCTCATCTAAGAACTTATTAATAAAGTTCTGTGGTGTTGCTTGGTTCTTTTTCAACTCATTGGCATCTCCCGGAGCAAACGTGAACTTTTTGTCATTAACGTTGAACTCAAAACCTTTGAACTCTCCGCCAAAAACTTCGTTCGTCTTTTGGTCAAACCATTGACGCTTACGATTGTTCTCCTCTTCAATTGTCTTTGCCTCTTGGGTATATTGCTTATAGCTTTCGTATATCTCCTTCTCTTCATCGGGGATAAATGCCGTTCTTGACTCAAGGGGCATTTTGTATTTCTCCTTCTGAGAATTGAAATATTTCTTGGCTTCAGCAAGAACTTTCTTTTTTGCGATTTTTGCTTTTTTAACGGTTGACTCATCATCTAACTCTTCGTCAAATTTGTAGTCATCCATCAAAGCCTCGATGTCATCACTATCGAGACCCTCCTGCGTAGCAGTTAGGTATTCTTTAAGAAGTTGGTCAGGATTCATCGTCTCGAAGTCATTCTTTAACTTAACAAAGTCTTCAAAACCACGCCCTGTTTCCTTCTTATATTTCATATAAGCAGCTACATCTTCAGGTAAAGCCTCGTTGTTTTCACGCTCCGAAACTAAATCATCCAATGAATTAATCTGCTTATTATATCTCTTACCAATATATGAAAGAACGTCTTCATCCTTCAACTCAACCGCTTTTGGTTGAGGCTCAGGCTCCGGGTCGGTTGCTGCCGGTTCCGGATTGTTATCTTGACTTAACGACTCTTCGTGTTTTTCAAGTAACTGTTGCTCTACTTCTTGAACACTCTTAGGTTCAATTATGTCTAATGCTCTAACTTTTAATTCCATTTGATTTGATTTAATTTATACAAACTTATACAAAAATTTTGACATTTTTAACGAGGCTCAAATTCCGCTAAGTCAAACCCATCCAAACTATCCTCGTTTGACTCAAAACTCATAGGAGGTAGATTGTTCTTTCTTTGATTAATTAACTTAGATTGCTCGGTGTTTTGCTGACTAATTCTTTTAGCTTTCGCATCCTCTTTCATTTGCTCCCTTGCATTTAAGTCGCCAACCTCCATACCACGTAGTTGCAGGTTATACTGAAACTCCTCACGCATTAACTGAGATTTAAGCATAGCCTCTTGCTCAGACTTTTGAATGTCAAACGCAACCTCTGCTTGTTTAATCTGCATTTTAGATTGAGTTTCCAATTGTATCTTCTGCATAGCCGTCTCTGCTGCCATCTGCTGAGATTGGAGTTGCTGTTGAGCAATCATAGCTTGTTTCTGCATAGCCATCTTCTCCTCACGTTCCTGAGTCTTAACACGCTTCATCTTTAGTAATTGGTTTGCCAATTTAAGATTGCGAATCTCACGGATGTCAATTGCATCCTCAAGGTTAATGTCGCCCTTAGATAATGCCATTTGGATATTAGCTTCAAGCTGTGCTTTTTGCTCTTCATCAGGCGAAACCTCAATAAAAATACCAAAATCATAAATATAAAGGTCTTTAATATCGTTTAATATAGACACGTTGTACTTTCCAATTTGGTTTGCAAACTCTTCTTTAAAGTCAGCATATTGCAAAATGTCAGCAACTCTATATGTTAAAGCCTCAGCTAATGTACGGAATATGTACAATGAACCATCAAGAATATGTCTTGTAGCTGTATTAGAGTTTAATGCAGCTAACTTTTGTAATCCAATTAATGAGTTAGGGTCAGGCATAGAACCATCTCTTGCTTCATTAAGACCGGTCACAGACCTAATCATATCAATGTAATGGTTCATATTGGTGATTAACATCTGCGTCTTAGCTGCACCTGAGTTAGATGTCAACTGAGTAATAGGTACTCTTGCATTGTTAAAGTCACCATCTTGAGTAAAGCTACGTCCAATTACACTACCTGTTTGGAAGTATAATCTTAATGCATCCTCAGGATTATATGCGTTACCTGTTCCTAAGTCAATTTCATTCAAGCCATCCGCATCAATAAATACACCATCAGGGACAGTACGAGCAATAACTTGTTGTAATTTTAAGTGCGTAATTTGAATCAAATCAGCAAATGGTATCATCCTTCTACATAGTGATTCAATAGCACCCTTGTACATACGAGGAGCACAAGCAACATAGTTAGGTATTGCGTGTTGAGATGCTGACTTAGGTCGAACCATATTTTCAGACATTCTCCATTGCAATAAGATATTGGTACCCATTACCATAATACCTTCATACCACACATCAATTGTTTTCTCAATCTTTTCAAAGTTACCTTCCTCCATCATTTCAGCAGGAGGGTTGAAAGTTTCGTCTTTCTCAATTACTCGAGAACCACCACCTTCAAGTCTCTTCTTTTTATAAACAACTTTCTTTGTACTCTTATAATTAAAATACATCAATGTGCAAGTGTCTCTATAAAACATATCGTTCTGATAGAACTGTGCTACGTTATAGTAATCGTACCACGCTTGGCTATATTGAGTAATTTCTTGTAAATCTTCTTTGGTTAATGATTGGTCAATCTTCATAAGCTCCGTTAATGGAACTGTCTTAATCTCTCCCCAATAAAAACAATCTTTGAAGAATGGGTCTTCTGTATAACTATAGACCATATTAGCCGGGTCTACGTATGAAATCTTAACACCTGTTCCTTGTAAAAACTCGTGCTTTGCAACACTAATACCAATAACAGTTTGGTCGTAATTTAATCTTTTACGAATATCTTCATAGTGATTCTCATCAAATATTGTATTAATAGCTTCTTCTTCTGCTATCTCAATTGCAGGCTTATATTTAAGCTGCATATATAACGATAGTTCTTCGTCTGTTTCAGGAAGTTCATCAGGCTCCATCATAAATGTGTCTACGCCTGTCTTCTCTTTAATAGTCATCAAAATATCTTTTGACACCATCTGAGCTTCAATCATATCCTGATACTTACTTCTCTTAGCTTGAGACATTGCATCTTGTGCATATGCTTTAACTTTGAATAGTCTATCAGACATTCCGTTTACAACAATATCAATAAATTTTGGAAGGATAGGAACAGGAGTCCAATCAAGATTTAAGTAAGACAAATCACCATCAATAGCTAACTCGTTTTTGTATTTACCAATTGGCTGCTCACCTCTTGCGTAAAGTCTTAATCTACGGAAATCCTGCCATTGACCATAGTATCTACAGTTGTTACCATCTTTTCTAAACCATTCATATTGAATAGCCTGACCCACTTGCAATCCAAAAGCATCTGTTGCTTTCTCGGCATCAGTCGCTAATTGACTTGGGAATGCTGCGGTGTTTATGTTGATTGTTACATTTTTCATCTAATCAATTGACTTGTTGTTCCTTCGTTTTTATATTTAGCGAAGTTAATAATTAATTTCGATTCTTTTTTCTCCGGTATGTATAGATGCTTTTGATTAGCCATAATGCATAATCCTGAACTAATAGAGGCGTCAAACCTTGTTCTGTCATTAATATCAAACTTAGCCCAATCCTCAAGTGTTCTTGTAAATGGCATTGTGCCCATTTCTTCAGGGTCTCTATACTTTGCTTCCAAGTCTAATCCAACATACTTTTCAATATAAGATTCAATAGCGGAGGCGTGTGCTTGCTTAACATCTTCTGATGAGTTTGGAATACCTCCTAACTCACGCTCAGTCTTTGTTAATTTAGCCAACTGCTTATCCGGTCTATTAATAGAAAATCCTCTATATCCTCTATTTTTAATATGGTATAAAAGCCTTGGTTTATTATTCTCCACTAAGATAGGCATTCCGTAGAATATACAAGCCATTAGTACCTCTTCAAAGAATATTTCTGCCGTTTGTGGACGAGCAATGTACTCTAAGAAAAATTGATTGGTTGGTGCGTCATCCATATGAAACTTAGTCATACCGTGAAGTGCACCATTAGAACCACGTCCTCCTACCACAGCAGAGATGTCATAAGAGTCACAGCCAAATGAACCAAGGTGGTCATTACCGGGATACTTAATTCCGTTTCGTATGTGCACATTGTTTTGCATATGCTTAGGAGGTGCCCAACTTATTAAAAACCTACCTCGTGTATCAGGTGTCCATATAACCTCACTATCTTTAATACCATCCTTCCACGAAAATGACCCACGAGTAAGGTATTGTCCCTTAATCATTGAGTCGTTATAATCAATCTGCTGATATAGTTTAGTTAAATTGAATAAGGCTTGCTTGCTCTCGTCTCTAAAAGCGTGAGACTCTGTTCTTGGAAACTGACGATAAAATTCGTTTAGTGCGTCAGCGTCACTATTTAAAGACTCAACCTCCGCTTCCCAATAATCAATGGCTCCGTTTTTAATCCAATTACCATCCACACCCATTACAGGCTCTTCAGGTTTGCGAAACACGGGATGACCATATCTGTCAATGAATCCTTCCATATTCCACTCCATTGGAATAAATATGGCATACAGACCACTCTTAGTCTGCCCATTGGCGTTACGTACTTTTACGTTTGAGTCCTCGTAAATATCTTTATAGTTCTGACCCCCTTTGCTTAATGCATTGGACGTTGAACCCATCATACACTTGCCAATAATTTTACTACCCAAGCGAAGACAGGTTTTAGTTACACGCCAATTCTCTTTAATGTTTACAGGCTTGGTCCACTTTGCAGACTCATCGTGAGCTAAGAATAATAGCTTCTCTCCATCGTAAGAATTGTCTTCTGTATTCTTCCAATCTATTGATGTATCAAGTCCATCGACATCATTGTCATCAGTCTCGTACATATTCTTTTTAGTAATCTTTGCTGCCGGGACCCTGTATGCCAACTCAGTCTTTGGCTTGTCCATACCATCCATAATTGGCTTGAAAAAAAATGGAAGGCGGCTATTGATAGGTACAACCTTATCAGTGAACATTTTTTTAGCATCGGCACCTGTCTTAGATAAGATACCTATACGTGCGTCACGTGCAAGTGTGCCTATATTAACGCACTCTGAGGATGACATAAATGAGAATCCTGAACGTCTAATCTTTAAGTATATCATACCAAATGACCTCGGGTCAGCACGGCAGGCTTCCCAAAATATCCAATAGATTCTATTAGCTTCACGGAAATCAGGGTAACCTATGTCAATACTTGACCATTGCAAGTACATATAATGCGAGCCGGTTATGTAAGTCTTGACTCCATTATTCATAAACCAACATCCTTGCTCACGGTAGTCAAACTCCTGCTCAATATAATCGACCCAACGGTCTTTAAATTCTTTCGGCTTTTCGTTCCATTGAAATATGGATTGTATCTTGGCTAACTCACGGGGAAGTTCTTGACGTTCCCAATATTGTTCAGCCTTGGTAGAGTGTCTTTGAAGACACTTTTCAGGGGCAAGTGGAAGAGCAATTATTAATCCTGCTATCTCTACTATCTGTCCTATCTGTCCGGTCTTTGAAATTACAATAACATCGTATTGGTCGTTATACCCATATAGCCACGACCTCACTCTATTTTTGTTAGAGATAACGGCAGCCGGTATATGATTATCGACTATACGGCATAGACTATTGTTTTGACCTTCTTTCTGCAAATCCTTGTTTTGTATCTGTTTTACTTATTCCACGTTCTGCGGACTCAAGATTTTCTTTCTCCGCTTCTATTCTACTTAGTATCTCAAACGCATCAAAGATGGCTAATTTCTTAGCTGCTGCTGCGTTCTTCATTTTATCGGCAGACACATCAGTGTCTGACTCGGTATCAATAATATCTTCCTCGGCTACCTTTACAAGATGGTTAACGGCTTTGTATCCGGCTTCAATAATCCTTAGCTTTATTTCTTTAGCATCTTTCATTACTTAGCTTTTAAAAAGATTATCTGAACCAATCTTGCTGTTTCTCCTTCTCCAAAGTTATGAAATAA